GTTCTTGATACGTGATGCTACCCAAGCAGGGATAACAATCCAACGACCTGACTCAGGGACATTGTTCTCATCCAGAGCCTGAGAAGCGCGAATGATAATATCAATCACGTTGCTCTTATCAATGGTCAGAGGAGCCGTAGTTACACCGAGGTCAATAGAAGCCGACTTACGACCAGCCGTTGCGCCTTTGTTCGCTGCGTCAGCTTTGTCTTCTAAGAACGCTAATACATCGGTATCAATCTCAATCTTCATCTGCTCAGATGCGTCATCTGCCCACATTGACAGCTGGTCGATGTCAGACTGAATTTCCATAACATCGTCAAGCTCAGTTGCCCAATACTTACCTTGGTCAATTGGCAGGTTTACAGTGTCCGCACTAGGACGCTCACTAACAAGCTCTGCACCAGCGGTGTATGCCTGAATAGTGACTGAAGGTTTGTTACGGATGATAATGTTATCACCGAACTTTGAGATTTCACCCTCGTAGTCAGTGTTAGAAATTGCCGCTAGTACAGTTGCATCATAGAATTTCTCTACGAGTTTGCCTGACCATAGGCTTGGTATGAAAGTACCACCATAGAATTGGTTAGGTGCGGCAGCGCCGGGAGTTGCGCCGGGCTGGTCGGTACCAATCGGAAAAGTAAAGCCGGGAGTAATTGTAGTCATGTTAATAGCCTTATAGGGTTAAATTTATTTTAACGAACCCTGCCCTGTGCGCTAGCGTTTACTATTGCTTGTTCAATCTTGGATTTATCTTCAGGACGTTTCCTAAATTTACCTTGACGAACATCTGCATAGAACGAAGCGATTTCCTGCTGGGTCCAAATTTTCTGGGAGGTTTTCTCGCCAGTATTACCTTGGGGGCTACCTTGACCTGCTGATGGAGCTACATATTGGTTTAAATCAAGTGTCGCTTTGTCAGCGGGTTGACCTACCATGTTGCTCGCAGAGGGTTGAGCGTTTCCCTGCTTTGCGGACTTATATGTTCTGAACACGTTCGCAGTATCTTCGACATTACCACTATTAAACGCATCCATCAACACAGATTTCCTAGTTAATCCCCGTGTTTCGGGAATTACTGTGTCCAACCAGCCAACAAACTCTGGTTCAACATTTATTTCACGCCAGTCTTCGAGCTGTCTATCGAGCTTAACGTAAAAACTTTCTTGCTCAGTCCGTTCAATACGTTTGCCTGTATCGTTGACTGTGCCTTTAATATTCGCTATCTCATTCCGCAGCTCAGCTATGGTACCACTCTCCCGTGCTTGAGCGATTTCCTGTGCGCGGCGACCTACTACATCAATGAAGTCCTCTCCGTAGAGTTCGACTTCTTCTTCAGTAATTAATGAATGACCTACAGTCTGGGGAGATACTTCCTCTACAGGCGCGGCTTGGCGTGAGGATATCTCGCTAATCTGACCCTTAAGGTCACGTAGCTCACTACTTAAGCGCGGCACTTCGGCATCGTACTTGCCCTGTAAGGTGTAGTACTTCTGCTTCCAGTCTTCCCTAGGCTTACTATCGGGAGTGCTTACTATTTCAGCTACTTCAGCTACTGGGGTGACTTTAGATGGTTCTGACTCTTCTAATGAGCTTACTAGCTCATCAATTTCATCTTGGCTGTTGTCATCTAAAGTGATGTCCTTTGACGGGTACAATTCCTTGTGCATGCGTTCCGCGTCAGCTATTTCTTTCTGTGCTTGCTTTGGCGGAGCCTTGACCTGAGCTGCTGCTTCAGTCATTAGGTATTCCTCTATTTATAAAGTTTAGCTTCTTCCGGTGCGCTTTCAACAGCCTTACGTAGCTGCCTTAAGGTCTGCACCGACTTCTGCAATGGTAACAAGTCTTTCGGCTCAGCAGTTAGCATAGCCTCGACCTGCTTCTTCTCAATCGCATCAACAACAGACAGTACTTTTTGTATGTAGACATCCGGTATATCAGCAACTGCTATAGCTATATCTTTACCGAGTTTCATCTAGAACGCAAGTACGTACCATAGATATATGTTTCAGTACGAATCTCATTTTTCTCATCGCCCTTACCCTGCCGACTACGCTCACTAGCTTCTTTAGCGTATTGGTTGCAGTCAATGGTGCGATAGGAAGGTGGGATAGAACCAACATCCGCTGCGTCATACATAGACCCTAGTCTTAAGTCCTTAATAGACGCTGACTCTGAGCGAATCTTAGATACCTGACCAGACTTCGGAAAAGAAGTCGGGCTTGATACTTGTTTGTAGTAGCTCATTACAGCTCCTTTGGCATTGGCTCACGAATGTTAGGACCTTTACCTTCAGACGGGAACATGTTGCGCTTTCCACCTTTAGGAAACTGGTCATCATTAGTTACCTGCTGATACTCAGACGAAGCAGGAGAAGCCACGAAACCATCGCTAGTATTCTCTGAAGACTGGTGACCTTTATGGTCAGGCTTCATAAGCTTCCCAGTTTTAGGGTAGTCCATATCGTTAGTAGTTTGTTGATACTCAGGTGCGCTAGTTCCGGGGGCGTAGCCCTCGATGAACTTTTCGGTACCGTGAGTTTCCGGCTTGCCAGTTTTAGGGTAGTCTTTGCTGTTTGTTACGCCTAATGTACTCATTGAACTATACCTCTAGTTACATTTTCTTGGGATTCACGGGCTTGCATAGCAGGATTCCTAGCCTCTTGTGGATTGGGTCCTTGCTGTCCTTGTCCGCCCTGTTGCTGCATCATCTGTTGTTGCTGCATCATCATCTGCTGCTGCTGCTGCATCTGCTGTTGCTGTTTAGCCTGCTGAAGCTCAGCATTAGATGGTACAATTTTATTGCCATCCATGCCAAGGTCTGTAGCAACTTCTCTAAGTACTTCAGCCCTACCATCAGCACCAACTATATCCATGTCGATAGGATTAGCTGTCATCTGTAGGAACTCAAGTTTACGCATGCGGTCAGTTTCCCGCTGTACTGCTACGGTTACACCTCGTACCTGAATGCTCTCATCGCCACGGATAATCTTATTATCACCCTGAGTTAGCATAACCATCTCATATACACGAGTAATACTAGGGTCTAACACATCATCGTCCACATTCGCGGCTACATTCTGCATAACCTTGGAGGCATTCTCCATTAGCATCGCTAGCCCTGAAGCAGTACGTCCTGCACCGCCAGCCGACCCACCAGTCATATATCTTGGTAGTGCTGACGCTTCATCAGCAAGGGCTGAGAACTTCTCGTAGATAGCCATCAGCTCCTGTGCGTTTGACTGCGGCTGGAAGAACGAAATAGGTTGTGTGCCTTTAGAGCTACCATCTGGATGGTCACTAATATGCCAGCGCTTCCACGGGTATAACTCATTGCCTGCCTCCCCCGGAGCTAGCCGGTCGTCATTAACTATGACCTGTGGTCCTGAGGAGATGGACACGTTATTAACCAGCGCTCTCATAGTGGCGTTACACACATCCTGAATGTCTGTAAGGATATCTGGAAGACCATACCCGTATATAGAACCCGGCACTTTCTCGAAAGAAGTTACGTAGTACGGGGGCTTCATAGCGAGAGAAGGATTAATCTGTACTTTTAGTACCTGAGAGTCAATTAGCCAAACGTCAACCATGTACATCTCAGCTGAGTCATACTTGCCGTCCTCAGACTTAGGTATCACATCGTACTCAGCCAACATCTCAGCGTTAATTACACCGTGGTACTCAATAGCGTCAATTAGCTTGCCACGAGATGTAAAATAATCACGGGACTCAAGGTCTTCCCGCTCTGTCTCAAACCAACCTCGCCACTCTTGGGACTGTCGCTTAGCTTCCCAGTCATCAAGAACCGCACGAATAGCCTCCTCGTTGTATCCGGGGACTCCGATAAGTGCCGTTAAGTCCGTCTTAGCCATCTTGATGTGTTCAAAGACATAGGACTGTTCTAAAGTGCCAGAATCTGGAGTGAAGTACAGGTCCATGGGGCTAACGCGCTTCCACTGCATCTGGGGTTCATACACCAGCTCAGCGACACCATCTACCCACTTTGTTTTAGCCACGTTATTAACTATAGGACCTTTCATGGCAGCGATGGGGAAGATGGGGAGGTCGATTAAGAACTCCCGCATTGCCTTATAGTATCCACCTTCTATAAGTATGTCGTTTAGTACTTCTGTACTTTTAGCTGCCTCATCTACAGAGGTGGCTACTGCGTTCTGCTCAGCTTGCTGAGTAAGCTGCTCTAGCCTCTCAGCTAAAATATCAGGTGTAATAGGTATGCCAGCTTCCTGCAGCATACCTACCTCAGCAGCAATCATCTCCGATATTGACGCTGCGATACTCTCTGGGATAGTTGGGACTGGGGTTGGCGCTAGAACCCAAGGCTGGTCTGAAGCTGAAAGGTATAAGTCTCTAAGCATCGCGGTAGCCCCACGACATTTTGTAGCTGTTACTCGGCTATGAACCTTTGACCCACCAAAAGCCCCTATCTCTCTGTCTTTACTTTGGGAATATAGCGCTCTATAAGTACGTAATGAGTCAATCATGCGCTGTGATATGCCGGATTGGTACCGTGCGCTCCGAGCGTTACCGAACTCTTTTCGTAAGTGGGATACCAGCTCAGTGTACTTGGGTGCGTCTGTATCTGTGGCTATACCAAAACTAACCTCAGCAGCTTCTTTATCAGCAAGTTCCTTAGGCGTTACTACTCGCAGTATGTTTTTTTCGCTCATTGCGATAATATGAGTGTAAACTAAACGCTTGTCAACATATCGAGTACATACTTATGACCGCTTCTAGAATACGAAGGGACTTTATACCCGCATATCGCACGCTAGACTTCATGGTGAACGACCTTATTGATAACCGCGCTGATATCCTAGAGAATGACTACTGCGTATACTCAGGCAGTGCCGCAACTGGACTATTTTACTATATACCACTCTTACCAGTACCTTCGGAAGGGTGGGATAACGAGCAAAGCCCTATAGCTCTACTTAATCAAATTGGGGAGCCGGGTGTAGCAGGGGGTTGGCAGCGGGCGTTTCAAACCATGTCAAACTACCCAGCAAGCATACTCGCAGACTGGAATACATGGGGGGCATTCGCCTTTAGACCGGGTAATGCCACAACTACATTAGGGTTGGAGTTCCAATCGCGGAATTTCACAGGTGTATCTTCGCCAACATTAGGTACGATGGAGTTAAGCGTAGACGACTCCACAACCGAAGGAAGGCTAAACTTACTTACACTTGATGCCTCTAGCTCAGATAACCGTATTGATGTTGAAGGTGACGTAGTATTTGATGCGCATGGTGACACTAACCTACGTATTGGTACCCGCCGTCCCCCGTTCTGGATTAGTAGTGCTGACTACACAACTACTGATGCTGACGAGGAGAACGTAATAAAGTTTGATGGTTCTATAGCTAGAACTTTAACAGTAGCTACAGCGAGCGTTATTAATCGTTGGATAGTAATACTTAACGCTACCGGACTACCTATGGATATCGAAGAAGGTACTGGACTTACGTTATCAGCATACACCGCTGGAGGAGCGCCTTTGACCGGCGATAGAACCTTGGCTGCTGGTGGTGCAATGACTGTGTACTGGGACTCAACATCTACCGCAATCGTATACGGTACAGGAGTAGGCTAATGTTCATGTCTAGCACAGCTGGCGTAATAAAGTTAGCGGGCGATTTGGAGTTTGAGACTAATATTGCTGATGATCAACAAGGGTATGTATTTGCTGCTGGAGTTGGTACCGCGCCAATACTCGGTCCGCTTGGTGGGACATGGGTGAAGGACACAATATCGGGTGTGCGCTTCATTGACTTCAATTACGTTCTATCCACAGCGAGCACGGATACTCATATTTTATATATAACAACGACTGGAGTTTTAGAGCAGGACGCATGGACTCAGATTACATGGGTCTCCGATGGTTCTACTTCTACTGTTTTATCAGCAAATGCCTCTCAGTTTGGCACCACCACTAATGGTTCGGCGTGGTTATTTCAGGAAACTAATCCCACATGGGGTATGGATATATACAACACTGAAACTCTCTACCCAGTTGTCACTTAGAAGCGGAATAACTAGCCCCTCTAGCACCAACCCCCTGAAGGTGGTGCGGGAGTAGCTCGGACAACTGGGGCTAGCTTCCTCATAACCTGAGCAACTACCCTCTTATTTGTACCCAAGCATAGGTATTGCAGCCCGTCTACAAGGTCTGCCCAAGGTCTAGCCTTATCAGGCTTCTCATCGAAAGACCCATCCCTCTTCTTCTTATATCTGTACTTATCTTCCATAGCTGTTATTAAATCCGCACAGCCTTCCTCATGGAATGTTATAGAAGCCTTACCGCCTGACTGCTTCAACAGCCAGTGGTCAACAGCGGCTATACGAGGCGGTATCAGGTTAGTGCTAGCAGGAAAGGCTTGGAACCCCATTGACCTAAGATAGTGGAAGTCGTCAATCTCAGAGCGGTCTTTTACTTTTCCAGACGGGTCAGCAACTATGTAAGTAGGACGACCTATAGCCCAGCTCTCTTGAAGCAGCGGCTTTACCATCTCATTCATAAATAGGTTAAGACCAATACCATCCCAGTAGCATGCTTTACGTATCTGCAACTGACCGGAGGCATTTATTTGACCAAATACAGCAGCGGGACATCGTGCTAGGTCCATACCAATAATTATAGGGTGCTGGTAGGAAAGCTCCATATCCTTAACAACATGAAAGTCCCGAGTAAACCTGTGCTGAAAGACGGGCTGACCCTCAAGTGATATGCCCCACTTGCCTAGAACATATCGGTCTACCCACTCTGGTGTTGCGCCCTCTATAAGGTTGTAGTAGTAATCCCACACTGGGGGTTTACCAGCCTTCTTTCGCAACGGGTTAGGTGGTAAGTTTTCTATGTTCTCCGCTAGGGGATTCTCAATGAACTCCTCTAGCTCATCGTCCCAGAACAACGGTGCTGGCTGCTCAAAATATTCCCATGTTTTAGGCAGTTTCTCGTGGAGCATGTCGTACCAAGGTGAGTCCCTAGTACCCGGATTAGAGTCGAGTATTACCCCATACCATGTTGGTGCGCCTCTTCTCTTAGAGGGGTAACGACCACAACGACCATACGCCGCCGGAATGAAGTCTGGGTCCATTTCGGAAAACTCATTGAAGTATATTCCAGTGTACTGCGAGGACAGCAGTCGCTTCTTATCGTCTTCGTACTCTAGGGGTACGAACAAAATCTCACAGTGTATCTCCCCATCGTCAATAAGGATTACAGAGTCAGCCACACGGTGTGTAGCTATGTCGCCAAAAATTTCTAAGAAGTCCTTAAGTACGGTTTCCTTCATGGACTTAAGTGTGTTTCTGCAGATAGCCCACCGAGTATACCGGCGACCATCCAAAGCTTTCTCTTGGAGAGCAGCTCGGCGCATTATTTCATACAAACATGTGGTTGTCTTAGACGAACCAACTGCGCCTACTAGGGCACGGATTGGAGCATCAGAGAGCATAAACTTTGCACATGTGGGCGTAGGGGTGAACCTAATCGTTTCCACTTGTTATCTCACTGTGACTAATTTAATTGTGGGTTAGGCTGTATCTCTCGTGCATCCTAAAATAATCACACAGCAAAGCAGCAGAACCCCAGATATCATCGTCTTCTTCGTACACTACTTATTTTCCACGACTTCCATAAAGTCCGCCAAATCCAGAGCCGAAGCCCTTCTTAGTAGCTGGGTTTTTAGTACCAGCGAATCCTTTAGTAGCTTTTTTATTAAGCGCGGGTACGGGACCCATACTACTTTTACCCATCGGCTGTGCCAGCAGCTGTGACTGTTTAGCTGCAGCTTTATTTCTAGCTCCTGCTTGGTTACCGGCGGGCATCGCGCCACGAGCCGGTGCCTTAGTAGCTCGCCCAGCCTTAGCCATCTTAGGTAGGTTTCGCATCTGTTGAGCTTGTTGGGCTTGTTGGGCTTGCGCTCTACCACCAGCCATCTTAGGTAGGCTTTGTTGAGCTTGAGCTTGGGGTGCGGCACGGCGGGCTGCTGCGCGGCTAGCACGTACATTATTGCTTGTGGCTTTTTGCTCAGCCCTACTCACGTTATTTCCTAAGGCTTTCTTTTTCTTAAAGTCTGCGGCAGCTTGGTCTTTTAGTGCTTGTTTCCGTTTAGAAAGAACTGGTGCGGCTTTAGCTGCTGGCGCTTCTTTAGCTGCTTCCGCTGACGCGGCTTTCTCTTCCGCTGCTTTACGTGAAGCGGTATTCGCGGCTCTTTCCTTCCTTGCTTCGCGCTCTGCATACCTACCTGCTATGCTCATTTCCTTCCACCGAACAAGTTGCTAAGTGCAGCTTTCGTCTGTCCTCCAGCTCCCTTCAGCTTACCATTTGGTCCATAGAAGTTATCTGGCTTAGACCGCTTCTTAGTAGACTTCTTGGGTTCTGGGGGCGTGTTTACTTTCTTCCGGTCTTTAGCCTTAGTCAAAGTTTTGGCTAAGTCTTTGGAAAGCCCCTCAAGTTTGTCAGCGCCCTTAAGCTTAGTCTGCCTATCAGGCTTAGCTTCGCTTCTACTAACATTCGGCTTTTTCTTCTTGCCGTATGTCGAAGAGGCTTGGTTTTTTCTGGTTGTTTTCTCGGCAGGTCCTGACATCTTACGCCCGCTGTCTTTCTCTTCTTCAGTTTTTGTATTGTACTTTTTACCGCCGTGCATAAAGGCTTTCATACCGGCTTTACGTGCTGCCTTGAACGCAGTACCAAACTCCTTATCGTACTTGGAGCCTTTCATTCTCTCTTTGGCAGTCAGTGCCTTTTTGCTTCTGTTGTTGGCTCCGCGAGCAACCGCTGCATCCTTACTGCGACCAAAAGCTTCATTGAAATCCCCCGAAAAGTTGGATTTTTTTCTTTCTTTAGGCTTGCTTTCTTCAGTGTTATTAGCTTCCTTCTCAGCGGCTGTTGCGTCCCTACGGTTTTGCTGAGCCATCTTATTTTTTTCTTTAAGCTTATTTGCTTTATTACTAGCAGACCAGCGTTCTCTGTTCTTCTCGGCAAGGGTGTTCTTACCAAGCATTCTTTCAATTAGGGGTACAAATTTCTTTTTTGTACCATCAGCTTTTTTCTCAGCTTTCTCAGCTTGCTCAGCTTGAATAGCTTGTTGGCTTTTGCTCATTTCTTTTTCCCGTAATCTCTGCGTTGTGGTTTAACAGCACTTAAATCAAAGTAGTTTTCAACCATACCCTCATTCTCGCTAGCTTTAGCAACACTTTTTTTGCTAGTTTTGGGCGGTACTTTAAGTCTGCCAGTCTTAGCTGGGGCTTTCTTGTAGCTAGCCATCCTGATTCCCTTTAAATTCGTTTGTACAGTTATACCCTAATTAGTAGAGTTTTCAAAGCTCTAGTTAGAAGAGGGTCTAAGAGTAAGCGCGCTCGCATCCGCATTGGTTGTTGAATGAAACTCAGGGAGGTGGAGTTCACGTTCAGCCGTATGGCTCTGGTGGAAGTCTACATCACCTTCTGAGTCAATTATCGTACAGGCAGATAGAAGCCCGAAGGTCATAAATAGCACAATAACATACTTCATTTTGAGGGTCCTTGTAGTTTACCTAGACCAAACACCGCAGCAGTTATGCCAATGATAAGAGCTGCGTACCATTCTGGCATGCTGTCGAACGCGGCGTAGTACTCCGCTGCACGGGTGGGTGAAAACCAACTTACGATTATGGGGAAGAAAAACACCAGTACAATAAACTCATCGGTCCAGCTGCGCCCCATGCTCTGTATCCGCTGCGCTGTCGCCTCTGCCTTAGCTTTACCGCTGGCGCTGAATATCCCTACAACGTCCCCGGCGAGCGTCATGCCCAATTTCGCTAGTAGCGCTAACATATCATTCTCCAGTCGATAGATGAAAATCAGTGTGTGCTTTTATGGCATCCTCTTGGCGCAAGAGCATAATAGTAGTTTCAGCGTGGTTGCTGGTTATCACGGTTTCTAGGTTGTAGTCAGACGAGTCTAGGCGGTTTATTTCTGACTCGAAGGTACCTCTGCCAACCATGTGATTAAGTGCTATGGACATCTGCGCAAGTGTGGCGTTGGCTTGGACAGACGAATTGTGGTTCTGCCACACAATACCAACCAAAGCAGGGATAGCCATAACAACAAGACCAGCACCGCCAACCTGTACAAGTTTATTACACAGAGCACCAAAAGCCCCGTTTGTTTCGCCATTTTTTCTGACAACTGGGACGGACTTCCTCCGCTCTTTAAACTCAGCCATAACATGATTCTCTTATTTGTACACTGCAAAGCTTAAGTATAGACCTTTCTTAACTTACAAAAAAATTTTTTTCATAACCCAATTTCTTTTATGAACAAGTCCACATCGAAGCACGGGCACTGTTTCAGCCAGTCTTTTGGTCCGATAACTCCGTCCCCATCGGCATCGGGGCTTAAGTCCCTGTGTCCGTTGAACTTAACTCCGGGGTACAGCAGCGCTTTGTGCTTAACTGTTATCTGCAGAGAGCGCCACTGCTCTTGGGTGAAGTTACTCTCAGCTACGTTGTCCTCTGACACACCCCCCACCAAGCAGAGTCCCAACGACTCCTCGTTGAACCCCTTCGCGTGCGCCCCTATCTGACTGTAGTCCCTGCCCAACTCTATCCGACCGTCCCGCCGAATAACCTCGTGATAGCCAATGCCCGACCACCCAAGGTCTTTATGCCACTGGTCTATTTCCGCTGCACCTATATCCATACTGGGAGGCGTAGCTGAGCAGTGTATTACTATCCGATTTGTGTTCTGGCGAGTGGACATCAGGAGCTTTTGTGCGGCGACTCTTTACGATACGCCTCTTTTATCATCGCTATGCTGTTAATTTTAGTCGTGAGGTTCTTGGTGTTCGCTGGTATACCAGCACGCCAACACGCACTTATGGCAAGATTCAGCTCAGCCTCTACCGTAGTTGCTTTGTGGGCATTCAGCAAAATGGAGAACTCAGCCCGCTCTTGGTCCCGCTTAACACGGTCCGAGTGCTCTTCTTTTCTGCCGTAAAACCGAAGGGCTAAGCCCGCAACCAAAAAAGTAGCCACCATACCAGCAGAAAAGCTAGCTAGAACATAGCTCGATAGTGATTCAATCATTACTACACCTCCCAGATCATTATTACCATTTTACTTTATCCGCCCAGTATGCAGCAGACATCTTGCCCTTAGATATATTCTTGGCATGTCTGGCTTTGAATGATTTCTTCCTAGCTTTTTCCTTTGCTGTCTGGGGGTCTTTGCCAGCACCCGAAACGCCCTGCTGCCCAAAGCGTATAGTCTTAACCTTATCCCCTTCCTTAGCCACAACCATATGGGACTTAGTAGGGTGATTGGGAGTTCGCTTAGGCTTGTTATAGCTACCGTAAAGCCCTTTTAATTTTTTACCACTATCCTTCGGCATCGCTGGTGTTCCGCTCTGTTTGAGTGGTTAATATAGTCTAGGGTCACATAAAAAGAAACCCCGATAGAGGAGAATCTATCGGGGTTCCATCGTCAGAAGGAGACACTGACGGCAAGTGCGTTATTTTGCGGAGGCGCATGTGCAATGCAATTGCACCACTAATCTGTTTCCATGTCAATAGCTGGTAAAGATACTTCCTGCACACCGTCTGGCATATTGAAAACTATACGCAGCCCCCCTGCATCAGAGTTCTTGTTCGGCTGGTCCAGCCCTGCAACCTTCGCTAAGTTCTGGAAGCTTTGGTTTCTGACAGCTGGTGTCGCATTCCTGTCCGTAACAATCTCGTAGATATCCAGCAGCGAGTCCTCAACCAGCATCCCTGCCTTAAGCCGCGCCCTATCCTTCGAGTTCGTGTCAGCTGACCATAGCCGCTTCGCTTCCCTCAGTACCGCCCGAAAGGCTTCGTTATTAAGCCGCGCTTTTAGCTGAGCCGAAGTGTATCCGTACGCGGCAGCCACCTCTGACCTTGGACGTAAATTGCTGACCAGCTCCAACGCGAGCTTGGCATCGTGCTCATTACCCTTCTGCGCCGTTGGCGTTAACTCCGCCGGTGTCGGTGGTAGCATCGATGACAGCATCTTGTCTAGGTCGTCCTGTGGTGATTCTTCCACTTTCTTTCTCCGTCTTTAGTTCAGCTATTGCGTACTGGCGAAGTCCTTCCCGCATCAACTCTGACACTGTTGTCTCACGTAGCGCGGCTATGTGCTGCAGGCATTTGTGGGTGGACTCACTCAGGTAGAAGTTTAACTTTTTAAGTTGTCGATTGGGTCGAGCCATTTTTAATCCTCTGCTTGTGGGTGGGGATAATATGGAGACTATAGGGGGTTATTAGTGAGAAAGCAAGACAGTACGACAGTCGGTGTCGCATTCGTGTCACTAAGCTTAGCGATATTAGTTAGGGGCGCGGCGGGAATAACGTATAGATGTTTCAAATAACAAAAATTGAGTGGAGGTACATAAATAGACCCCGCTGGGGACTCCCCCCTGTCCATGCCGCGCCCCGACCTTCATCTCAGCGCCGCGTTTGATCGCGGGCGAGCAAAAACCCCTAGTAGATGCATAACATCAACATGATGGTAGGCGGATTCAGCACGAACGGTAGCGCGGGCGTGGAAGGGCGAATTGGCTAGGTGGTGCATCGCGACAATAGCCGCTATGGGGCTTCGCAGATAGGCGTGACAACGTCATATCATACAGGTGCTGATCCTATGCCTTCGGGATAGGTGAACACGGCGCGCAGCATGGACAGCGTGCCAGCATTGGTAATTAACATATCGGACACACTCACATTGTGAGTGTGTACCGTTATGCGTTTTCACCATGAGAACGCATACCGGTACACAAGGGGACTTCCTGCGTGACCATAAGGAAATAATATTATGAGAAATCTAATGACACTTGAAGCAACACGAACGGCGCTAGTTGAAGCAACAAGTACGAAGGCTAAAAAGAAAGCAGCTGACTTCAAGCTGATGCGTGACTCGGCTATCACCCATGCGGTGACGCATGATGATATGCCTATGCTCAATACGTTGCTTGATGCATCGCGCATAGCACGGACAATCAAGGAAGACATCATTGTTATCCGTAAGGTTGTCGGCGCGTCTTGGTCTTTGGTTGGTAACAAGGATTCCGAATGGGTTTACGTTGCCCAAAAAGGTAAGGCTGCTAAAGCGTTGGGCGCGAAACGCCGCGCTGCCCTTAAGGATACCATGTCAGTCGAAGGTGAGAAGGATGCACCACGGATTGAGGTTGAGCTGCACAATGCTCAAGTTGATGCATCCGTTGAAGTGAAAGCCAAAAAGAAAGCTTCAACTACTCGCATGAAAAAGCAAGCCGCGCTTGATACTGCGTTGCTAGCCTTTGAGAAACGAATGATTGCTCAAGGTGCTACTGCTGCGATGTTACAGGTAGCGTACACAAACCGTCAGGGATAATTCTTGACGGTGGTACGTACGCCGCGCTAGTAACGTCTTACCTTAATGGTGAGATGTTATTGGCGCGGCTATTTTATTGCCATGAGGCTGCATTGCGCGGCTTCATGGCAATGAATGACAACAAACCACACCGACAAAAGCTAGAAAGTGTCGGTCATCAGGGATAACCGCCCTCGGTCGTCCCCTTAACCGCCCATGGATTTTGAAAGGCAGAAGGGCTGAAACCGTTGCTCTATATACCTTTTTATTAGAAATAGATTTATAACCGCCCTAATATGCTCATGCAGAGAATAAAGGGGTCTCCAAAAATATAGTGATTAAAAGGCTAAACTTTTTACCCGCATTTATTGCCACCACCCCCCTTTACTTTTGAAAGTGGCATATACGGGGACGTTTGGGTCGACTCCAATGATACCAACGGTTTCAATGGGACGACTACAGGGACGACCGACTACATTCAGCCGCGCAATGGGCGTTCAGCCGCGCAATAAGCCACCCCGTTAAACAGTAGTAACGTCTTACCTTATCGACTACAATATCATTAGGTAAGACGTTACTAATCACACCACCACCACAAGGAGA